ACTGATAAACCTTTATTTTTCTTAACCATTTTACTTTTCAACTCCTTCAGTTAAAATTTCTATTATTCTATCAGCACATTCGCTTTTTTTACAAAAGTCAAAAATTGCTCCATATTCATTTTGCATTGTTGTAAGTATCTTTGCAAGTTGTTTACCACTTGTTGGTGGTTGTTTTGGGTATGGTCTTCCTGTTCTTATTGCTCGATTTCTTTGAATAGCCCACGTTTTAATTCGTGGGTTTTCCCATTTGTTTAAATCTTCAATGCATTTAATATTTTCTTCATTTACGATTAATATATGTAAGGTCGCACCCATTTCCTTTGCACCAATAAGTTCATTTCTAAATCTTACGTGTTGTTGGGTAACATTACCTACAATTTCTTGTATACAATATTTAGTGTCAATAAGCACTGACAAATTAGGTGGCATACAATAATCGCCATAAGTCATAGGTTTGTCATCTTTAATCTTATAACCTCTTGTTTTAAATTCTTCTTTTAGCCAATCCCATTGCTTGCCTTTTTGTCTAGTATCACACCAAATAATGCGTTCTTTTAATTCCATAGTTAAAACCCCATATCTTCAAAATCTGCTTCATTAAATGTAAATAGGTCTTCCTCTATCGTATCATCTTTTTGTTCTTTCATTTCGTTTGTAATTTTATACTTTGTCTTTAGTTCTGTAAAACACTTTTCTGAAATATCTTTAAGCTCAATTTTTTTAGTTTCTACAAACTCATCGACAATTTGTTTTGCTTGCCACATTTTTTGAATTATATCACCTTTTTCAACCTCATAGTCAACATCAATTTTTCTTATGTTTTTAAGCGTTGTTGGTTTTAAGCCTCTAAAAATCTCATCTTCAGTTTGTTCATCAAAGAAAATCCAAACCATTTTGAAAGTATTATAACCTCTTAAATATGCGTAAAGCATTCCTTGATAAACTTCATCTAAAGGTTTGCTTTGTTCAATAAATGGTAAACTTTTCATTGATTTGCTTTTAACTTCAACTAATGTTTGCTCGCTTGGTATCTCAATATCTATTAATCCACCAAAATCTTTAGATTCAGAAAAATTATTATATTTTATAGCTTTTGGGTCATATGTAACGCATTGATGTCCTTCTTTTTCAAGCCAAATTTTAACAATTTCTTCAGCTACATTACCACGATTTAAATATTTTGGGTCTACCTCGTTTTTAAGTATTTTAAACATATGCAATAAAGCATCACCTTTTAGAGTAAATTTGTTTAACCCTATTAATTCAACAAAAGGATGACCTGTAATTATCTTTGGCTCAATCTTAACATTATCAGTAGGTTCAAAAATAACATAACCATCTTCAATTTTCATATTTACTTCTCCTTTGCAAAAGTAGTATGTATTCCAAAAATGCGTTCAAATTCTTCACAAGTTTTTTTATGACTAATCAAAAATTCACTAGCGTGTAATAAAACAATTTCTTTGCATTTCGATAAATCCATCATTTTTAAATGCTTAATGCAATTTGCTTTTGACATATGCGTTGATATTTGCCTTACATATTTTTTTCTTTTATCATCTTCAACACCGCTATCTAAAATACTTTGTACTTCTTTATCATCATAATTACATTCAATGTAAACTTTATCAAATTTAAAATTAGATACGTTTTGCTCCATTAGCGAAAAATCAGTGCCAAAAAATATGCAACTATTTTTATCTAAAAAAACATAAGCGTAATTGTCTACCATTCCGTGATTGACTAAAATTGGTATTATTTTTATTGTATTAATTTTAAATGGTTTTTTAGGTTCTACATATTTTATATTCTTGTAATGATTATATACATTTATATTAGAATATACATCTACGTATTGGCTTACATAATCAATGCTCATCGCATGATCATTGTGAATGTGGGTAACAAGGCATCCATCCACATCTAAAAGAGTGATGCCTTGCTCCACTAATAATTTGCGTATATTTTTTTCATTCAAACCACATTCCAACAAAATATTAGTATTTTCGTTTTTAACTAAATACATATTGCCCTTGCTAGAAGAGGCGAACGCATAAATATCAAGCATTTTAATTTTCATCCTCGTACGCAACGTCTATTACATCTTCAGTTGCAACCTTTTTATCAATTTCTTCATTAACTTTGTCAACATTGTCATATTTTGTTTCTTTGTTAAAATCCATTTCTTCACTTTCCTCAAGAATTTTTAAGTCGCCACCTTTAATAACATCTTCAGGGTATTTCATAAAAGGTCTAATTCGTTCGCTATTAAACATTTCCCAAGTAACAGTCTTTTTAGCCATTTTAACAGAGTCTGCATTCCAAACAGCTTTATCTTGTGATGAACTAGCATTATAAGCTCTTTCAATTCTGTTACGATCAATTTCAACATAAATTTGTGTTAATTCAAAAGGCTTTTTAGGGTCTAAACAACAATAAGCAATTTTATAAGCACCAATAATATTTTCGTATTTATTTCTGTCAATATCTTTGTTTCGTTTATGTGAAACAATAGTTGTTAAACCAGTTTTAAAATCTTCTTCTATTTCTATTTCATCGCCAATACAAATTACTTCAGTTTTAAAATCAACAATATGACCAAATCTTGGGCTTTCATAATACATAACCATTAATTTTTCGCATGCTTGATATTGTAATTTAATAAATATATCTTTTTTAGGTTTATACTTATTATTACGAATATCTACATATATTTTATCTTCACTTGTTATACCAAGTTTACACAAGTGTTTTACTTGTTCTGCAAATCCACAACCTCGTAAATCAATATCATTCCAAGTTATTCCATCGCTATTTGTAACAATAGCTCTATTTGTTAAAGTGATTATATTTATTGCAGAAGTCTTTTCTCTTTCAGTTAATACTTCACCACCAACAGCTGCATAATTAACAACCACATTTAAAACGTATTCGGTCATTGAAATAGGTTGCTTTTTAACTTCTTGAATAGTATTTTCCATATTAATTATTCTCCTTTTACTTCAATTTCTTTGTTATCTGTAACTTTTGTACAAATTATTTGTGAATTAGTTTTGCCTAAAATAGTTTTGAATGTTTCTTTGTCAATATCTGCAAATTTGTCAAAAATAATTGGCAAATCTTCAACACCTAAATGTTTTTTGATATTTTCAATAATTTCAATTCCTAATAAATATTTAAAGCCATCATTAACACCAGTAAATTCAACACCATTTAATTTTGTATAACAAACATCTTTAAAACTACCTGTGTTTTCGTTTTCTTCAATTAGTTCAATATCGATTTGTGGGAATACTTCTTTTACTTTGCTAACAAGATTATTTAGTTTAGTTGCTTTAAAATCTTTGATTAAGTCAATGTTTGATTCACAAACGTATTTTTGTTGCTTGCAATTTTTTAATTGTTGTTTTAATTCTTCAATTTCTTTGCTTGCTTGAATACTAACCGCTAATTTTTCCATTTGAGTTGAAATTTCGCCAATTTTCGCATTTTTATTACTATTGAAAGTATTTATTGCTAATTGATATTCATCCTCTAATTTAGCCTTTTCTTGACTTAATTTCTTCGCTTCTTCGTTGTTTTCTTTTTGAACGCTTAATTCTTCTAAACGTGTTGTCAAGTCAACATATTCTTTTGAAGTCTTTTCAAATTCTTTGTCGTAAATCTCAATCTTTTCTTCATATGAACTAATCATTACTTTTGAACCAGAGATACCTTGTTTTGCACCCTCAATTTGTGCTTTTAAAATTTCGACTTCTTTTTCGATGTTTTCTTTGAATGCTGTTTCTTCATCTTTATTGATAACACCACCACAATAAGGGCAAACCTTTTCAGTAAACTTTTCTTTTTGTTTTTCTTCGATTAAACTAGTGTATTCTTCTTGTTCTTCAGTTAACTTTTGAATGTAGCGTTTGCTATCTTCAATATTACTCTTCATATTGTCGATTTGATATTTCAACTCATTACCCTTTTTGATTAAAGTATTAATTTGTTGGTTAACATTGACAATTTCAAGTAATACGTTTTGTTGACTTTGTGATATTCTTGTGTCTAAATCTTTAATCTTTGCTTGGTAATTTTTATTGTCAAAAGTTGAATTTAATAATTCTTTTCTTTCTTGATTTAACTTTTCGTATGCTTCAATATCTTCAGGTTTTACTAATTCTTGCTTTTTAACAATCTTTGTTTGAATTTCTTCAATTTTTGCATCAGCTTGCTTAATAATAGTACTATATTTATTTAATAATTTACCATACTCGTATTTTAATACTTGCATATCAGTTCTAACTGGTGCATATTTTTGCTCTAAAATTAACTCATCATCGCTCTTAATTTTGATACATTTTTCGATAAATTTTCTTGCTACTTTATAATCGATATTTCCAAAATAATCATAATCAATTAAGAAACGTAAGAAATTAAAGTCTTTTACTTCAAGGTTTCTATCAAATTTGATTTTATCTCGTATGAAAGAAAAATATTCTTCTTTTTTGAATTTCGCACCATTAATGAAAAAGTTATTATCAGTTCTTGAGTATTTTACGTTACCATCTTTGTCCTCAACCCAAATATCTTTATATTTTCTTTCTAATACTAAATTATTATCAAACGTGATTTTTACACCTATTGGTAATCTTAAATCATTCTTGTTTCGATTGTCGGGGTCGCTCTTACCATAAACAATAGTTTCGCCACAAAGCACCCATAAAACACTATCGATAAGTGTTGTTTTGCCTAAACCATTAGCACCTACAAAAACGTTGTACTTTGGTTTCAAATCAAAAGTTTTGTTGCTAACATTTCTAAAATTTTCAATCACAATTTCCGTTATTCTCATTTTACATAACTCTCCCTTTCTTCTTGAATTTTTGTGTTGATTTTGTGCCAAACATTATAAACAATATCAATGGCAGTTTCTTTGCGTGCATTTCTAATTGTACAAACATATCGCATTTGCCTTTGCACACTAAAATCTTTAATACCATACTTATAAGCAATAAATGGCGTTAATTCGGCAATCGTTGTTCGTGAATATTTACGCTTAATTAACGCTAAAGTTATAATATCACTAACATATTTAAAGCCTTTTAATCGACAATCTAGCCCTAATTTCATTAGTTCATTGTTAACCATACCTTGCAAAGTTTTGTTGCGTTCCAAAGCCATAAATTCTTCACTAAATCTTGATTGGTTTTGCATTTGCTTTTTCTCCTTTCTGTGCTTACCACACGCTAATATTATACCACAAAGACACAAAAAAGACAAGAAAAAGACAACAAAAAAGGCAGTATTTTTGAAAATACCACCTCAAATTTTAATACTTTATTACCCAAAAATCGGTAACAATCTCTTTAGAACAATCCCATATATCGTAAATTGTTCCTTTTACACTTGTAGTTAAATGACCCTCAATCCTTAATAAAAGAATTTCGTTGCAAAACTTATCGGCTATTTCTTCAACTGTTCGATTATTACCATAGTAATGTGGTAATTCCAAGTCAATGTCTAGCAATTTTTCATAACAACACACACATAAATCATCACATCTATATTGTATTGCATTTTGATGCAATAATTTAACTACATCATAATAATTTATATTTAATGCCGTTGAAATAGCTCTTATAACACAATCTGGTATTTTATACCCATTTGGATTCCTATTAAAGTATTTGTAAGCCATTTAAACCACCTCTTTAATCTTCTTCACCCATTACAATGTCATACATATAAATGCATACTTTTTCGCTTGGGCTAACTTCGATGTCATCATCTTCCAACCACTTTTTAGCCATTGCAACATAAGTGTAATAATCATTTGCAATTTCAGGGTAATCACTAATATGCATTAGATAAATTGTGTAAAATTCTTCTTCATCATATTTGTCAAAAGATACGCCCATTTTCTTTGCTTGCTCGATTATTTCTTCTTTTGGAATGTTGAATCTATCTTTTCGTTTTAACTTATCAGCCCATTTGCGTAAGTCTTTACGATATTCGCCCATTAAGTCTTCGGTTGCATAATCATCCATATATCGACCACGTTGTCTAGTGTATTCACCGCCCATATCATATGGCGTATAGTATCGTTCGGCATCATATCTGCTATCATATCTATAATCTCGTTCTGGATAAGCATAATCGTAACCCATTGATCTATCCCTACGTGATTTTGAACTGACAACATAGCCACCTCTACTTCCATATGGGTTTCTTCCATCTCTACGTGTTCTTCTTTCTAACATATCTCGCATTCTTGTTCTCATATTAGCCAGCCACCTTATCTACATTAAATAATACATTTGTGTATGAACCTTCTACACCACTACCAACTAAAGTAAGTGTTTTTGGTGCAACTGTCCAATTGCCTAAAACACATTCATTATCTACTTTAATATAATAATCAATCATTAAAGTTCTTAATTCTGTATTAGCAGTTGTAATTGTACTTGATGAAATAGCACCTGGAATTGCTACACCATTTTCATATAATTGTGCCGTTAATACACCAGCTGCAGTTCCTGAACCTACCGCTGTTGCAGTAATATGATAAAAACCAGTGCCATTTAGTGTTACACTATTTCCATTTGCTACATATGTTGGTAAGCCACTTCTTGTTCTTTTACAATTTTTACGATAAACAGTACCTAAATTAATTAACCCATTAATGGGGACTGTTTGAGTTGTTGTGTTTTTTAAACCTAAAATTAAAGCCATTTTAAACTCCTTTTTAATAATTTTAATTTGATAATAAAAGGCATAGGAAGATTATTCTCTATGCCTTTGAAAGTAGGATATTTTAATCTCCTTTAAACACTAATAATTAATTAGCAATTTTCATAAATTAAATTACTGAACCACAAGTTCCTGTTCCACAAGTTCCCGTATAAGTTTGATAAGGGTTGCAAGTTATATAAGCAGGAATAGGACATGGTTTAAGTTGATTTACAAGATAAGCGTTTTGAGCTTCTTGACTTGCTTTCAATCTTAAAGCGTTAATTTCGTTTTGTTGAGCAGCTATTTGAGCGTTCTTATCTTCAATTCTGTTGGCTGTAATTTCATCACGGATGCTTCTGAAACCATCGCATAATGATTTTTCAATTGCGTTAGTTTGCATTGCCATATTGTAGTTTACACCTTGAATTGAAGACTGAGTGCGGCAGCAGCAGTCTGCTAATTGTGAACTTAAACTTTGAATTGCGTTTCTTGTTTCATAGCCATTTGTCATAACACTTTGAGTTATTCCTGCAAAGCCATTTAACATTCCAGTATTCATTGCATAGAAGCCATCACAAATTCCGCTGTTAACACCATCGATTTTTCTTTCGATATTTGAGAAGTCACTAGCTAAAATGTAACCATCAGTTACACCTCCGCTATTTCTTCCGTTGTTACCCCAACCATTGTTGCCCCATCCGAAAATCATTGCAAATAAGATAATAGCCCACCAGCCATCACCACCAAAGAAACCAGAATTAGCATTTCCATTTGTTGTTCCAACGTATGGAACATCACCTTCTACATACATTAAAATATTTCTCCTTTCGTAAAATGTTTATATATATAAATACTCTTAATTTAACACCAATATAAACAATAATTTAGTCGACAATCATTACTGAAGATTTTGGTATTAGCAAAAAAGTAGTTATACCAAAATTAAAATTTTCCACCCAGTTTTCTAAAAGCATTTGCAACTTGGTTTATATCAATGTTGTTTTGCCTTGCGTATTGCATTGCAAATTGTTGTGGTGTCATTCCACTTTGTTGCATTTGATTTAGTATTGCTTGAACGTTAGGATTTTGTTGTGCAAGCATTTGAACTACTTGATTTGGGTTATTACTCATAGATAACATTTGTAACATTTGTTGCATAGGGTTGTTATTATTCATTATTGATTACCTCTATTTTGTTGTTTTGAGCCTGAAAATTGGCGATTATCAAGTTTTTTTATAATGTTTGATAAATTATCAACACTTTGCTTTAAAAGTTCAAAATCGCTTGTTTTTACGTATTCATTTTTTGGCTCTTCTTGAACCACTTTTTTGTATACATCCATTTCATAACGACCTTGATTGTTTATTCGTTTGTAATAAAGCATATTTGCGTTTTTATCTTCTAAATAAGCACTTTGATTAGGTGCTAAAATATAGGCTTTTGCATCTTCCATACTTGTTACTTCAGAGTACAACGCATACTTTGTTCCTTGTGAGACTGGTTGTTGTTGATAATTGTTATAACTAGGTTGTTGATACATTGGCTGTTGTTGATAGCCACCATACATATTGTTGTAGTTCATCATATTTTTTACCTCTTTTCAAAATATCGTGGCAAGCGTAAACGAATAGAATCATAGGCAAACAAAATAAATTATATAAACAGTAAAAATAAACACGAAACGGATTTTTTGAGGAAATGTTTATCAACTTGCCACAACCCAATTTTAGCAATTATCTTGCTAAATAAAAGGGGGCAAAACAGGGACAATAAAAAAAGATGCCATAAAATGACATCCTATTTTTTTCATTTATTCAATTTTAATTTTTTGCGATAACGTTTAAACTCTTTTCTGATACTTTCTTCTTCTACACACTCTATACTTGCTATTTCTTTCAATGTTTTCTTTTCAACGTATCTCATAACCATTCGATTTGTTGCCAAAGGGGTTAATTTAGCTTCTTTACATAGTGGTATTAAAGTTTCAATATCTTCAAGTTTTGATTTAAAACAAATTGTTCTTTCTGCGTAAAAGCCTAATAGTGCATTAAATAACGCTACACCAAATATAATAAATATATTTTGATATACTGATAGTATTAAGTTTTTACAAAATATTAAATATATTATTTCTACTGAAAAAGTAATTAATTTACAAGTATTTACCGCTTTTATAGGTTCGTTGTCAAATAAATGATCAGCGTGAAACCTTTTCAAAAAGCAACTTTGTATAAAACCAAAAAATAGCATAAACATTAGCATTTGCAAAAACCGATTAAAGAAAAATGCAATTAATAAAAGCAATGCATAAAATATAAAAACAATCAATTAGTGATTTACTTATTAATTTGCTCTTTTGTGCTTTTCTCTATCGATTTTGCCTTTAATTGTTCAATCTTGTTGTCAATGTACTTGATTTTGTTTTCTAGCTTTTTCTTTTTTGCTTCTAACTGTGTAATTTTGTTAGACCAAAATAAACCAGCACCCCAAAGTCCCATACTCCAATTTACTCCTAACCATGTAATAATTATGAAAATGTAGTAGTCTATTTGTAAAATCATTCCTACGGCAAAATGTAGATTACTAATATCATCAATGCCACGCACAAATAGCATATTTAATTGCCATAAACTAATTAGTAAATATGTAAAAACAGGAAAGCAAATATTTTTCCATAATTCTTTAAAAGTTTGCCTTTTAATATTGCAAATAATTGGTAAAACAATTAAAGTAAAAAGTTCTGCGATTTTACCATACATATTATTTATGTTTAAAATTATAAAACTAAATACTATTAATAAATTTGATATTATAGGTAAAGTGCAATCCTTATAAAACTTACTTTTCGTTGCTATTAAAAACACAATGTTTAAACTTGCTACGTAAAATATCGCCATTATGCTAACTCTTAATACTTGGTGGTTATCTATAAAATCACACACGTTTTCAAAGTTTTGATTTTCAATAACTATCGGAAACCACGTATGAAAAAGCAACTTACTACCAATACAAATAAACTCTACAAACCAAAGCACTAACCACAATCTTCTTATTAACTTTGGTACATCTACAATCTCATTTATAAATTTCTCTATTTCAATTCCCTCTTTCATAACAAAAAAGTGATTAGTTTCCTAACCACTTCCGTGTCATTTTCTAAAGTTTGCCTTTTAATATTGCAATTTCGTTTTCTAGTTTTGTAATTAATGAACTATTATTGCTAACAATAGCACACGCTTTTTCATAACTTTCTACTTGATTGCTTACATCAAAACCTTCGATACTCTTTAATACTGTGAAACTTTGGACTATTTTCATAGCCCCATCAGACTCCACCTTTAGTTTGTTTAATTGTTCTTGTAAATTCTTAATGTTTTCTTTAACTAATTTTCTTTGTTCTGGTGTTAAACGGCTTAACTTTTCATTCGCTTTTGCTTGTAAGCGTGCATCAATCTCGCTTAAATTTTCCGCACCTAATTTGTTGATAGAACAGAATACTGACAAAGCTGTCCATAATACTCCACCAACACCAATTATTACCTTAAATAATACAGGGTTAGTTCGGAAGATTTGATAACGATCTAAATAGCCCCATAGAGACATAAAATTAACAAACGCTACACACGCAATACTTACTACGATATTTGTGATTGTACATTTGTTAAAATATAGCCACTTAAAAAATTTTTTAACTTTATTCATTGCTTTCTTCTCCCTCAAAATTTCGATAGTAGTAGCAATGTCTTTCGCAAGATTTTGCCCTTGCTTATATGGATTGCTTGCAACCTCAATGTAACTAACTCGTGTCTTTTGGCTTGTTGCGTTACTCTCCATTAATTCCTTGCTCTTTGTTGTGGTTAGTGTTTTTAAAAAGGACAAAAAACCAACGATTGTAACCAATAGTATCAGAAAACTACTAAAGTTGTCCATCTTTGACTTGTCATAGCCATTGTACCAAGCAACTCCAATTGCTACTAGCAAACCAACCCACAGATTCCAATTCTTCTTCATTTCCAAAATCCGCCTTAATTATAGCAAACATTATTTTCGTTGTCAAGCATTTTTGCAAAATTTGTTATTTTTTTCTGACGGGTTGTCAATCATCGTGCACAAAATTGTGCCCTAGATTAATGGGTTTTGTTATAATTATCTAGGAATTCAATTGGAGATAAATAGCCAAGTGGCTTCATGGGAAATCTATTATATTCATACATTCTTCTAGCTACTTGAGTTTCTAAATCATTTAGATTGAAGAATGTTCTACCATTACTTCTAACACACCAACTTCATTTTTATACATTGTTAACAATAACCACTGAATATCATCGCTTTGGTCGTTTGTAACAGCAACATAATTATTTTGCATCAAACCCCCTGCATAATAACCATTAACCATACTTGCATTATTACCAGTGTAAGTACTCCATTTTTGGGAATTCATAGCATAATCTGTCAACGCAACACTTAAAAACCCATCGTTATATAAGAATAAATAGTTTGCGTTAGTTATTTCATGATAAAATGTGTCAAGTGCTTGACCACTTGTATACGCAAATACTTTAACATCATTATTTAAAATTTTAAAAGCAAGACAATCACAACCATCAGTTGCTGGGTACTCCATACTATCAAAATTAAAGTAATACCTACTACCACTTTCGCCTGTAAATTTAACCAAAAGTTGATTATCAACTTTAGCAACAGTATATTTATCAGTATTTGTTTCAGTATAAACTGGATGGCTTGTTCCACCACCACTAATAGTCAAAGGGTCTTTTCCAATAATGCTCTCACCATTGATTTTTCTAAATGGTATTGCAGCTAAAGTATTACCATTTTTATTTATTAAATCTACCTCTGTATAATCATCTGGAATTACATTAATATCAGCCACATCGTTAACACTTGTTATTGGTATATCTTTCATTGTGCCATTTGCTAATTTTTGTTGTAATTGATATTTCGCCATAATTAAAACTCCCCTTTCAAGTTTCTAACTAATTATTTTAAAGAATAAACCACCAACGGCTAAATTTGCACTTGGTTGTCCTGTGCCTGTGTCAAATTCAACAATGTTTCCACCACCAGTAACAATACCTTTTGCATTAACTTGTACCGCACTATAAGCACCAGCAGTTACACCACTTGCACCTAATTCAACGCTAATAGATTTGTCAGCTGAACCATCAAAAGTTGCGTTTCCAGTACCTAAAATATCTGTAGTATTATTTGACTTCTTGCCACTATTAACATTAACAGTTATCTTTCTTGCAGTTGTTAATTTGTCAGAAGTTGCTGATTTTTTTGCATTAACAACATTAAATTCTGCTTTCTTGCCAGTACCAGCACCAATGCTTACTTTATCACCATTTGTTGTATCAGCTGTAACAGTTACGGCTAAATCTACATTTGTTGCTTTTGTAGCTTCAGCTGCTTTTGGAACTACTGTGTCACCATTTAAAATTTTAGTTACATTTTCTTGAACTGTACCTAAAGCACCATCTAAATTTTGAATATTAGTTTTATTTGTGCCTGCTAAAGTATTAATAGCTTGCAATGCGCTTTCAACAGTTGTTTTAGTAGTGCCACTAACATTAATCGGTGTCACTAAATTTTTTGTTTGATAATCAGTTAAATCAACTTTTCCTTCTAATGGTAAAAGTTCATAGTAACCATATGTACCTATGTTTGTTGATAATATATCACTAACCCAGTAATCAAGGACACCTTCCTCTTTAATGTATAAACTATCGCCTATTCTATATTGATTTTTTGGAGCGGTTTTCAAAGCTGTAACCATAGCACTATAAGTTGCAAAAGAATAAGCTGAAGAGCGACCTTCGGCTAATGCATACGCTTGGTCTGCTTTTGTTTGTGCTTTAGTAATATTTTCAGTATTTGTGCCAATTTGGTCAACTTGTGTTTGTGTAATTGCTACGTTATTAACATTGCTTAAACCAACAGTTGATTTTGTAACTTGAACATTAACTTTTTTGCCAGTTGGTGTAATTTTTGTGCCATTTAATTGCACTTCATTAATTACGTTTTCTTCAGCTGGCGTTGAAATAGTAATATTTTGCCCTGAAACTGTAACACCAATATTTGTGCCTTCTGCAATATTTACCGCACCTTTAACACCATTAATGTTTGTAACAGTACCACCACCAGTAATATCATTAATATTACCTTGAATGCTTTCTAATGCTTGTTGAACGTTTGTACCAGTAACACCAGCAATTGCTTTAATGTTTGTAACTTCAGCTGTTGTTTCAGGGTAATATTGTTGCAATTTTAAACCATCAGCAGTATTGACTAATTGTGTAACTTGCGTTTTTTTCTTGTCGCTTAAAATTTCATATGCCATTTTTAAATATTTCCTTTCTTCATATTTAACAATAAATATTCTCCAACTTGCATATCGGTTGGAACACTATCACCATTTCGTAAAATGTAAGAGTTCAGTTCTCGAATACTTACCTTTTTACTTTCAGTATCATTCTCGTTAATATATATAAATTGTTTACTTCTATCTATATTAACATCTATATTTGGTAAAACGTTTAATCTTCTTGGAACAACATTTTCTGCTAGCAAGTTCAATTGTTTCTCACTAGCAAAACCAATGTGTCCACTATGCTCGTAATCAAGGTTTACTAATCTCGCATGATCATTAGTAACACCACCTACAACTATACCTTCACATTCAAGATTAATTGTTTTATCTTCTAATACAACATCAAGTGTAGTCTTTATACCCTCATCAATTTTTTTACATACGTTGACTCTCATAGGCTATCACCACCTATTCAACAACAACCATATTATTATGCATTATTGTTCGTGCTATTGAACCACTCTCGTATTTAGTTGTATAAAAATATTCACCCTTTTTAAACTTTGCACTAATTTCTTTAGTGAAATTTAGAGTTATCGTTGAACTACCAACAGTTTCAAAACTTTGTATTAAGTCTCCTGCACTATTGTAAAAATCAACAACAAATTTATCGGTGTCAAGCAACTCAATAGGATTGCCATCTTCATCTGTTAAATTAATAATAAAATCGAATGAAAAGGTATCGTTCATATACCATTTTATTGTGCCACAACAAACTCTTGGAGATTCGTTGGCTACTGGAACTATATTACTTTCACATCTACATACAATTCCCATAATTATGCACCTATTATACTTTCTATATATAAAACATTTGTGGTTGTATTACTATTAGTTAAATTAGTAATTGTTATTGTATTATTTGATTTATCAAGCAAAATCTTAACTTTTTGAGTTGTTTCTGCAAAACTATCATAAATTTGTACTATTTCAGAATGTTCGCTAGAATAAGAAGATAACATTCCTACGGTAACAGTTGCATATCTTTTCTCTGGTTCTGTTGCTCCTTTAAAATAAAATTTAAACAACACCAACCATGAAAAATCGCTAAATGACAAAGGCTCTGAAGTTATTTCATTAATACCTAATTTAAAATTTACCGCTGTATTTAAAGCCAAAGCCTTTGATTGTGTAACTTGTGGAATTTCTTCATAAATAGTAAGAAATGTACTATTAATAGCCTTTACAATACCATTCAATCTATCAGCAGTAAGTAATGTACCTTGAGTTGTTATGTTGGCATCACGTTCAAGTTGTATAACTTCTTGTGTTTCACTTACCGTGCCAACATTTCTTTTCATTTTGTATTGATTTAAATTGCTACCTTGCTCATCAAAAAAAGCTAAAGTTAATTTTTTCATTTGTTTATCACCTCTTTCTTTAAGTGATTATTTTGGAATTATTTCCCAAAATCTTTTTACCAGTTATGTCAAAACTCCATAACTTGCTCTCTATTTCTGCCATTGCTTGCTCTATCTTGTTTGCGTGAATATAACTAAAATTTTTTTCTGGTGTCAAATACCCAAAAGTTTTATTAGCGTGTGTTTTTTGCAACAAAATATTTAAGGATTCAATTATTTTTTTATAATCTTCATAATAAGGTATATCTGATGTTGACCAAGTATGCTTATCTAATGAATCATAAATGCCTAATTTACCACAAATATCAAAAATAAACGTTGATATTCTTGTAAATTCAGTCGCTACATCGTAATAATCTGTTGGTTGCCAAACTTTCATGATTGAACCTCTCTAATTTCTTTTGCTTCAACTTCTGCAAAGGAAGTTCCATTTAAAATTACTTTTGTAATAACAACTTTTTTGGTATTACCATATTTGCTTTCGTACAAATAAGTATGTCCTGGTTCTATTATACCACCATTAAAATTAGTTTTAAAGTTAAATGTATTTAAACTATCTATACGTTGCCTATAACCAACTAATCTGTCAGCAATTGTCGAAGTTTCTTTTGACCAATTAACAGGGTCTTCCATAAAACTTGAAGTAATAAATGGATTATCGATTGTTTCATTTTCATAGTCATTGTTTGATATAGTGTAAGATTTATCATAAGTTGTCGTTTCAATTTTACTTGTTACTATATCATTGCCTTTCTCATCTTTTCCAGTAACTTCTTGAACATTTTGATAAGTGTAAATTTTAACAGTGTAATTCTTTGGTTTTGCTTCTTGAAAACTTTCTTCAAATATATAATTTCTTGTTATTTTAAATACATTATCTACAAAACGATCGCTAAATATTGTTTGATAACCATAAAACTTTAAATCATTCTCTAAAAATTGTGTGTTAAACAATAATTTTTTCTCATTATAATCAATTAACACCATTTTATTACGATATTGCCCTGTTGTGCTATCTTTTTCTGATACATAAGATGCTTCAACCAGCATTCTTAAGGCTTCATTATAAGAACTTTGATTTGGAATATAACCTTTTAAAGTTATTGCATTATTTTTATAACTTTCAATTTTATCAAGGTCTTCAAAATTAATTGCGTTTGTGCCTGTTGCTCCAGATTTTACGTTTAAAAACCTTAACCAATCTGACAATGTTTTTGCATTATTGCCAAATTGTGGTGTTTCATCTTCATTTGCATAAACTAAATTGTAAGTATCTGAATAGTTTGTAACGCTTAATACTTGATTTTCCCAATTATAAACATTTTTTCTCGGATTAAATTTAAATGTTTTTACTAAAGGATTTGTAATTACCTCTATACCAAATTCGTTTTCATCTCTATCTTTTACATAAATGTCAACTGAAATTGGTAAAGTTTTAAAATAGTTTAATTTGTTATTACCATTTTGAGGGTCGTATTCATTATCAACATCTCTTAATTTTAGTGAAAGTACATTTGAATTAAATTCTGAATTATCAGCACTAAACTCTTGTGTAATCTCATAATCGGTTATAATTTTGTTAAGATTCTTAAACACACCACTATAAATTGTATTTACTTTTGCAAACCTTTGATATTTTTGTGTTTCACCCTCAAAAACAACTGAATTATCGATTTTTATTATTTCAATGATAAATTTTACGTAAGTTTTTAAAGTTTCAAAAATATACTCTTTTTCGGCGTTATTTTCAACACTTATAGTTCTGTCTAAAACTTCTTCGTTGTTATCGTTTTCGGTATAGCACTCGATTTTAAAATTTGTTGCTATTTCACCAAAAACTATTGTGTAATAACTTGCAGACAATGATGTGCCTTTAATTACAAGTCTAGGGTGTGAATTAAATTCACCAGTATCTTTATTGCACATCCAAGTAGTCCACCAAAATATAGGGCTATTTTTAACACCATCAGTTGTTGAATATGATTTGTCTAGGAATTTAAAAGTGCCATCTAATTTAACACGTTTTTCTTCACACGATATAAAATAGTCTGAATATGTTGGCTCATAAAATTCTTCATTGTATTCTTCAATATCTTTAGTTTCGCCACTTTTTATCAAATCTAGGTTGCTAAAACTTTGCTTATTCGTTACTAAAACTTCTCTTCCTATGCCTCTTTTACTACCTAAATAAAATACTTTTCTCGATACACCCTCCCAAGAAAAAGAAGAAACATCGTTTTGTACAAACGATGTTGATAATCCTCTCCATATGTTGCAATTCTCATCGACAAATAGGTATAACTCCGTTTGAATATCAGTCCTATAAAATTTTTTCTTAACTAATTCATTTGAGGATGGGTCTAAATATTCCGCCTCAAAACTTTTTGGTAGGCTCGTTAAAGTCTTATACCAATTTTGATATTCTGTTGTTCCTGGTATCAAATCCCATGTTAAATCTAACTTTATGTATGAGCCTATTCGCTCACGATACATTTCACCAGTTAATGGGTTTCTACCACTACCCTCTTTGTCAACATCCGCATATGATACTTGATATTTAGTGCAAGCAGGAGCAATAACCGTTTTTGCAAAACCATTTTCATCAAAAGTATATATTTTTAAAATTGTTGGCATAATTGCTCCTTTCTACGCAAATTTCTTACCTCTGCGTGTTGCTTCGTTTTGTAAGTCTTTAAAAATGCTTTCACTTACTTTTCGACCATTTAATTCGATTGGTCTATCGCTTAAATCATCTATTGCATCTATGACTTTTTGATTGCTATTTAATATTGCTTGTGCAATTGGCAATGATGCTTGAACAAATACTTCACGCATTTTATTTTCTGGCGATACAATTTCAGGGTTATTTCTAGCACCTGAATATTCACCAACCAATGCAGGTGTAGGTCTTGTAATAACACCACCACTTGCTAAAGGTGTGTAAGAACTTGTGCTTGTACCTCGACCACCACCATTGCTATTTTCTCTACTAAATAAATTTTTAAAGAAAGTTTTTACTTTCCCTTCGGCAAATAACTTCGCTATTGCTTCGATTAATTTTGCTATCAAAGCTATAACAGTTGTAATTCCAAGTATAATCCAAGTCAAAGGGCTAACTGAAGTTGCTATATTTATTGCTATAATACTTGCTAACAATAAACCTAACACTGTTGAAAGTGCTTTGCTCTTTGAAATAAAATCAATTACTTTTGCAATAATATTTATTACTAATGCTAAACCCTCACCCAAAAACTTAATAACTGGTGTTAGCACAGGTGTTAATACTGATGTTATACTTGAAGCTAAATTTGCTATTGACTTGATCAAATTCATAATTGAATTTCTAAACTCTTCACTATTGATAAATAATGTCGCAAACAGCGTTGCAATTGTTCCTATTATTACCAATGATTTTGGCAACAATTTTATAAATTGCCCTAACATTTGCCCTGGTTTTGATATTACTGAAAATACTTTTGATTTTGATAAAGCTGAAAATATTCCAACTTTTGCAGGCTTTTCAACAACACCACTAAATGCGGTAAAAATATCTTTTACTTTTTTAATATTCTTCAAATTAGGTATATCAGTTTTACCAGTTATTGAGGACATTACTTTTTTCAAATTTTCAGGAAGCCCTTTAAAAAATTTAAATATTCCAACACCTTTTTTAAATGTTATAATTGAAATTAAACTTGTAAATGTAACTTTTAAAACATTTAACATTCCAGCTAAACGATTAATCGCACCTGAAGTCTTTTCAATTTCACCATTTTCTTTTCTTGTGTATCCTAACCAATTAAGTATATTGTCGGCTACCTTTTGTGAACCATTGCTTACTTTTTGAATTAATTCTTCATATTCGCCAATTTTGCTTGTCAAGAAAGAATAATCATTTACGGCTGTTTTAGTGTTAGAACTTGTGCTAGATAAAATGTTTAATTTATCAAAGCCTAATAAACTTCTCTTTAATTCGGTTACGGCATCAGTGGCTTCTTCGGCACTTTCAGTAACTCCACCTATTAAACCACCACTTGCATTTTTAGTAAAATCTTGATATTCATAACCTTTTATTTTGTTTAAATAATTTAAGAAATCTCTTAATGCTATTGTCGCACCAAGTACTTTTTCTGAAAGGTTTCCAACTGAACCCAAAAACAATCTACCAAACAAAGTAAGTATTTCTTTGGTTGTTTCTTGAATTTGTTTTAAAATGTTGGCTGTATTGCTTAAAGTCTTTTCAAAATCGCCAACCGCACCAGTTCGTTGCATTTGTTTTTGTAAAGCAATTATTCTTAATAAACGTTTTTCGTTTTGGTCTAATTGCCTCATAGTTTTTGTGCCACCAATTTCTTTGTAAATGTTATACAAAGAGGTTTCACTAACATCATAACCCGCAACAGTACGTATTGTTCTAATTTGACCACTTAACACTTGTTGAAATTGTTCCATTGATTTTTGGATTGGAACATTAAACAGTGAACCATAGTCAATCGCCATTCGTGTGATTGTTTCACTTAATTTGTAAGTAACATCGCTTGATAAACCACCTAAACTATCTAACATGTTTTTAAATGTTGATTGATAGTTCATTATACTTTCAGTCGATAAGTTGAAAGCACGTGTTATATTGCCAACAAACTTTAATGACTTTGAGTATTGGTCGCCCATTGAAACTTGGAATTTATTTAAAGTTTCTTCAAAGTTTACAGCATAGCCAACCGCATTTGAAAGCTGTGAGGTAAATCTTTTAGTATAATTATATATAGCGTATATTTTACCTAAATTAAATATTTTACTTTTGGTAAGGCTATCAAAAATGTTTTGTGTTTGATTAGCCGTGCCATTGATTTGTTGTAATTTTGCTTGTGCCGTTTTTAAACTTGCACTTGCCTTTTCTATACTTGAAGTGCTTACTTTTTGTTTGTTTAAAACTTTGATTGCATTTGTAAACGCCTTGCAAGCACTTTCTGATTTTCTTAATTCACTTGTAAATGGTTGAATCGCTTTTGTTAAACCCTCAAACTTTTTGCCTGTTTGGTCTAAATCTACGTTTGACTTCGCAACTTTTTTCATTGCGTTGTTTAAATAGTTCAGTGCTGTGGTTAGTCCTTTAAGCGATTGTATCGAACCATTTGCATCTTTTACTTGTGTATTAACTACTAAATTGCCTAATGTGTAATCAACTGGCATTTTGTTGTTTTCTCCTTTCTTCGGCTATTTTTTTAATACTATATAACTTATTATTATTTTCAGTATTATCAATAGTATTAATATAACCTTTTGGCTTATTATTTTCTTCGTTGAAAGGATTGTAAACATCTTTGGAATGATATTCATATGGCTTTGGCGTTTTCTTTGGGTCTCTCATAGCATTGGCTAAAGCTGTTACTTGTGCATCATAATTATACAAACCTTGCAAATATGCTTGTTTGTGTAATCGATTGTAATACGCTTTTTGATATGCTAAAAATAAATCCTCATCTTCATCCCAATACTCATGTGGTGTCATTCCATATTCTAAAGCTAGTGGTAATTCTTCGCAAAAATAAAAATGCTCCAAATCACCACCATACTTGTCGTTTAAAATGTTTAAATTTCGATTGAATCGTATTGAATTGGTGTCGTTGGTTGTTCTACTTCTTCCTTCTTCACCAATTCTTCTTTCTTCTTCATTTCCTCTAGGTAAGGATGAACTTTGATTGTTTCCCCACCTGCTTGAGTAAAAACCCAACTAATGATTGCTGTTTCTAATTCTATTACTTGCTCAAACCCATAAATTTCTTCATTATAGTCTAATATATCTTCAAATTTCTCGTGGTCTACACTTGAAACAGTTTGAAGTATTGTATAAAGTAATTCATCAGTTAATTCAATCTTTTTCTCATCACTAGCTTTTTCAATTTCGCTTGCATTTTTAACTAGATTAATTTTTTCTCTTCTAGTTAATCTGCGAAATTCGTATTTATTTCCTTCTCTATCTTCAATGTATGGTCTCATTTTTATATTCCTTTCAAATTATTTTTTTAAGCACCAACAACCAAAACTTTTATTCTTCTTTGGTTAGGTGCATAGCCTTCTTTTGTTGCTACGATTTTAACTATTGCACTACCAGCTGTTGCTGAAGAACTTGCTTTAATTGTTATGCTTTTGCTACCTTTTTCAATCAAAACATCAGTATTATTGCTTGAAACATCCAAAGTTGCATCGCTTGGATCAGTTAAAAAGTTTATAGCAATGCCTGTTGTATTTGTTGATAAAAGTTCAATACTAGCAGGAATAGGTGATAAAATTGAAACAGTATCTTGGAAGCTATCATATAAGTCTTCAGTAATGTATTCGTTTGCGTTTGTTACAGCAATTGATAATACGATTGTTTTAATATCTGAAGTTCCAACATCTGCTAAATGGTATCTAGGTTTACCTGTAAATTCTTGACCAGAAAAATCATCTAAATCAATATATGCAAAATTAACTTCTAAATCGTTGATATTATCGCATATAGCGATATAGTCAAGATTATAAGGCAAATTAATTTCAATTGTTTCAGTACTATTTTTACCCATTACATTTGTAACGTTTCTATTAGTAGTTGAAGAGTATTCAATTGTATCTGGTGTACCAAAAACCGCTGGTAAACTTTCTACTGGTGCTAAAATATGATATTTTGTTTCGCTTGATAATCTATAACATAACGCTGTACCTAAACCAGCACGAACATTATGCTCTTTAAATTCTCTAAAACTTCTGCCCATTTGTTTTCTCCTTTTAAATTTTTAATACAACTTACTTCTACTTGGTATATAGTTAGTTGTAAATCTTAAGTTCGCTTGATAACTATCTTTTAGAGGGCTATCAAATTGTGGCATAATTGCTATTACACCACCATTCATATGATAATGTCCTTGCATTACCTCAATTACCAAAATTGCTAATTCTCTAACAATTTGTTCACTATTATTGTTTTTATTACAATATATGTTTATATCATAATTAAGTGTTCTTGTAGTATTATCATATGTTGTGCTTTGTGTTTGTAATTTGTTTATCGGTTCGCTAAATATTACACATGGTGTTTCTTGTGAAATTTTGTTTTTCAAAACCTCAACTTTCTTGCTCCCAACGTGATTATTATTGTATGTACTCTCTACATAGTCTTTCAATACCTCGTAAATTTCATTATAAGGCTCAAAAACCGTGCTATTTTCAACTTTTGTGTTTAACATATACTTTTATCACTCCTATTTAACTTAAACCAATAATTTGCCTATAAATACGCTCGTAAATTTTTGCAAATTCTCCATTTGAATAATAATCAAAAAATGCATCCCACAAGAATGATTTACCCTCATAACCTGTAAAACCTTTAACTAGGTAGCCATCTTTTTCATTGTACCAATTCCACCCAAACGCACCATGATTGTTTACATCATATTCGTATCGAACTTCATCGGCTTTTTCGTGTGAACCATAGCCCACAATACCAGTACCAAATTCAACATAAGCCCCTTTTTCATTGGTATTTCTTAACTCGTAAGTATTCTCACTTGTTTTTGTAATTTGCCAATATTCTCTTAAATTCAAAGTCCCTGCAAAATAACCAACTCTATGTTCTAGATTGTCATTTGCCTTGTCTCGAATCCATTCAAGGCTTTCAATTATAAATTGTTCGTTAACGATTTTAATAAGTTTTTGGTATTGCTTAATTCTTGCTTGTATGTCTCTTATTGAATTACCTTCAAACTTTATATCTAACATAATATATTATTTATTTTTAGTATTATAAATTGAATTATTTATAAATGGATTTATATTTGCATAATCTTTTTCAACATACCAACCATTTCTTAAATAATCTTCTTTTTGTCGTTCAGGAACGGTCTTAACTGTTGTACCTTTGCGTACTTTTATAGTTTTTTTTCTTTCTTCCATTTTAATCTTCTCCTATCTCTTAATAAAATCAATCTTTGTTTTGTAATTTTGTGGCAATACTGACTTAACAACATAGTTCGCATTCTCACAATACTTGTTATCGCTTTCTGCTAACTTTCTTAACTCATCTTCTGAAATTAAGCCATCGTTCAAATACACCCTATCGCCAACATTTATTACACCTTGATAATAGGCTCTATCTACAAAAGCTCGATATACATCCGTTATCTTCTCGCCATATTGTAAATAGCTTGTCATACCAGAAACTGGTTGATAATTCAAATAGTATTTTTTTGGCTTATCAAAAATCTCAATTTGCCAACCATCACTATTTGTTTCAATACTTTTTCTCTTGGCTATCCATATTTCTTTTTCCCACATACTCTAATACCCTTTTACTGTTGCTATCGGAACTATTTCATCCCTCAACGCTTGTGATAATTGAGCTTGATTCCAAGATATTGATATGCCATTTTCAGAATAAGATATTGCACTTGTAGCTCCAGAACGCTCTATCATTTCTTGCATACAACGTATTAACCAATAATGATAATGTTCATAAGCATACGCTCTTTGTGTTTCTGATACTGTATATGAAGATTTAAAAAGAAGATGTATTAAGATTTCTTTTGCACTTTCATTAAGCATTTCTAAATCACTCATTTTTATTTGAGGATATTTGTCGTGAAAATAACTTATTGCATTAACTTTGTTACAATTACAATTCATCTCTTTACATCTCCTTGCTTGTTATTTTTTCTATGCTACTTTTAATGTTACGATTTGGTCTGGGAAAATGTCAAGTGCTGGTAAGCAACGCATTGCAATCTTTGTTTGAATAGAAACTGCATCAGGGTCTACTGTTTCAACAATAGCAACACCATCATCAACGATTGAAACTGTGGCAACATTAGGTGTATTTAACAATACTCTTTCTTCAGGTGTAACTGAGAATACAATATCGCCTAATTTTCCAACAGGGAATAATGAAATGATATTATCTGGGAAGATTTGAGCATCACTCTTATCATCTTTCATATAATAAGTATCATTTACATATAATTTTACTTTTGTTCTTGAATAAATTAAATCTAATACATCAGTATCGGATACATCGGCAACACCTCTTGAGTTAGCTAAAAGTTGCTTAATTTTAGCATTATTTACAATATAATCAAAAGTTGTTGGACTACACATTGCTCTTGCATCGCCATTAATTTTAGCATCTTTTTTCATCTTTCTAATATCTTTTAGAGGGTCAGAATTTGCTAAATCGCTCCATTTTGCTGTACCAGCTAAATCAGTCTCTTTTGTAATTTTATAAGTTGCTGTAAAAGCTGCACCATTTGAGGCAAAAGAAACTGTACCTTCAGAAAGTAATTGATTAACCATTATTTCACGTGTCATACGTGAACTTAAGTAAAGTTGATAGCTATCATTAAACATACGATCATATACCATTTGAACTAATGCACGATTAGGGTTTCCCTCTAATTTCATTAATTCAATGATATGTTTTTCATCTACTTGCATACCTTCTTTGAAGAATGGTATCTTTTTTTGTTCAACAGTAATTTCGCCTCTTTCACGATAAACTGTTTTAGAATCAGGGCTATTTAATAGTAAAGCTGGTGTATAACCACTTTTACCAGAAACTGAATCAATTGTATCTTCTAATTGTTTTCTTGAACCAAATAACTCATCGATACCAACGTATTTAGTTTCTTCTTGCTTTCTAGCATCCCAATAAGTTTTAATGTTTTTAGTTGTATATAATTCTGCAATTGATGGCATATTAGAAACCTCTTCCTTTCATATAAATTATGTCGTGAGGGAAAGTAACCTTTGAGTCAAGAGCAAAGCCTGCATCCATTTTTGCCATATCAATAACACCAGCAAAAGCAACTGTAGCTGTTGTTTGACCAGCGGTTACATCTACATCGTGAATAACTACACCTTGTGTTTTAGCACCATTAGTTGCATCGTTTGTTGCAATTAAAACTGCTGTATCTCTGTTTAATAAAGCGTTAGTATCGCCACCAACTGGTGTACCAGCTTTAATAATTTTTTTGCCGTTTGAATCGGCAGTTAAGCCTGTATTAGTCACTTGACAAGGAAGTGTGTAATAAAAGCTATGCATGTCTAATACTGTTTTTTCAAAATTGTAATTAGCCATATTAAATTTTTTCCTCCTGTGAAATTTTTAATTTGTTTTAAAAGAAATTACTTTTTTGAGTAGTTTTTGAAGCTCGTTTTGCCATTGCAATAATTTCATCATCAGCAGAATTTGGTGTTTTAATTCCACCAGTCACATTGCTAGATTGCATAAACTCGGCTATTGCATTTTTCTTTGCTTGTTCAATTTTTGCACTAACCAGTGTCATAATGCTTTCTAACATTTCACTTTTGTTATCTTTTGATTTTAAAATGTTTTGTGCTTCTTCGCTACTAAATAAGTTGTTTTTAGTTAATGACTTTTCAAGAGTTAAGTTTTCTAATTGGCTTTCATAATTTGCTACTTTTTCACGTAAAGCCTTATCTTCTTCTGCTTTTTTCTCTTCATCAGTCATTTTTTGTTGTACTTGTTTTTTCAAACTTGCTAATTCACTTGAAGTTTTATCAAAACTTGCTTTGAGTTTTTCATATTCTTCTTGTGAATACGTTTTTAGATTTGGATTTGGTTCTGGTGTAGGTTCGACCTCACCAAAGAATTGTAATTTAAATGGAATTTGTGTTTTGTTTGCTTTTAAAAAATTCATATTTTTTTCTCCTTGCGTTTTTTAAAGTTTTCTCTAACTTCCTGCGTTTTTTAAAAAGTTTTCTCTAACTTTGTTTGATTATATATATAATTAGTTTATTTAACTATTTATACCTTGATTATTATTTTGTTGATTAATTTGTGCTTTGTTTTTCTTCCAGTCATCGCCTAAACCATCAACATCTTTTGTAATACCACAAATTGACAATATTGCCTTTTCTGGTACTAGTGCTTCATTCAACATCTTTAATGCTTCAGCTTTTACTAATAAGTTGTTTGACATATTAATGTTAAATTTAATTGCAACATCACTTGCATTTATCTCATTAACAGGGCATTTTTCTGTTAATTTGCAAATTTTAATTATGTTTTTCAATAATTCACGTTCGTATTTTATCAAATATTGTTGGTCTACTTGTGCTTGATTTTGAGCTGATTCCCAACCATTGCCAAGCAATCTTGCTTGCCCCGTGTCGCCACCACTCGTAACATTTCCACTTGCTTGAGGTACAGCTACAATGTCATATAAGGCTTTTAAAACCCTTTCGTAAAATTGATTTGTTGTACCTTGATCAAGTTTGGTAGAAACAAGTTTTAAATCTGCTGGTGTTTGTGGATTTTGCGTATTAAGTACAAGTACACGCTCTCTTTTTAACGTTTTAATTAAGTTTATAAAGTCTTCATCAACTCTTTGGTTAATCATAACTATAAAGCTATTAATTTCTTCCTCAATGCCATCCATTTGCGAACTATCAATATTGTTTATTAAGTTTTGCAATTGAACACCAATTTCGATAATGCCTATTCTATCTTTGTTTAAACAAAACTCTTGAATAGGAATATAACTATATGGTTGTGGAATATCTTCGATTGGTTGTACAAAATTATTGTTTTTATAAACTATTCTTCGATATGGCATATAAATTTGCACTGTCTTGAATGATTTGTAGTTTTCTGTATTGCGGTCATCACTTATTACCATACCAAATAATGGTTCATTTGGAATATCGTTTGAATACACAACACATGTTTGCTTTACTGGCATATTTACTAATTCAAAAGGTGCTTCGCTTTCAATATCGTACTCGCTTAATTTTTGCCTACGTGGAATTAATCTTTGATAAGCAATACCAAATTCATACAAATCTTGTGCCTTTTCAATATCTAAACTTGCTTTGTTAACATCGTTTAAATATGAGTTTAAATATGTCATATCATCAGTGTCTATTTTTTTCTCGTTTGTAATAGTGTATTCTAGTGGATTACCATACATAAAACCTACTTTAAAATTTACTTGTTTATATATATGATTTTCTACTACTTTATTATTAATTAGTGATTCATCTTTTCTTAATTTTGAAAAAATCACTTGATTACCTAAATAATATTCGTGTAGAGTTTCAATATCGCTAACATTCCCATTAAAAATACCTATTGTTTGATTTAGATATTTTCTTAAAGCAATTAATGGGTCTTTCATAAAAAGTTCTTTAGAAATAGGCATTATTACTTTTTCTCTACCTTTAAACACTTTTGGTATATATAAACTCTTTATTGCTTGTTCTGTTTCTGTACTCATAATCTTTTTTCCTTTCAAAATGACACACTAGGACAAGTGGAAGTCTTAAAATCGCCTTATACTACAACATTTTCTAATGTTTGTCAACTAAAAAATAAAAAAACCACAAAAATTGTGGTTTAAAAGCCTAAAATTGATTTGTTAAACACTTCCATTGTGTTTGTTCTTTGCTCTTCGCAATAATATTTTACAAACATTGATATAGAGTCGGGACAGTCATCGTGGTCGCCATAGCGTTGTGATAAACTCCACATTGTAAGTTGATTCATTGCTTTCCCCATCGGACTATTCATTGCAAACATTTTAGGTGCAGGGTAAATTATTTCTTTTTTCATTCCAAAAGCTGCATTGCTAATTTTCATTTGCTTGCTTTCGTTTGAAGAGTAAAATGGTTCGATTGTCACTGAACCACTATAATTTAAATCTCTTAATGTATATTTTAATGCAGAATCAAAACTTACATCAATGTTATTTTCATAGCCAACTTTCGTAATTCTATGATTAATAATCTTAAATGCAATATCAAACATTAATTCTTTGGTGGCTTTTTGCTCAAATATTATGTCAATCCAATACCATTTCGACCACCTATTTTTGTCAATTCTATATCTCTTAAAAATAGGCATTGAAAAGAAGTCAGTTCCTTTTCTTGTAGGGTCAATAAATGCATAACATTGTGTTTCGTTTTCCAACATTTCTTTTTTAGGGTAAGTTGAATCATCATAAGTTTGTAGTTTGCTAATTGCAAATAAAAATTCTTCTGGTGGTGTTGGTCTTTGCTGATAAACAGCATTCCAAAGTGCCTCATCCATATTGTCCCTTTTTTGGAGCATTTTTTCTGTTGAATATCGCAAAGGGCAAGTACTTTGATTTGTTACATAATCAAGAATAGGTGTTGAAATAAAGACTGAATTTAAACTTCCATCATTATTTTTTGACAATTCGGTATATTTGAAAGAACTATCTTCTTCCATGTTATTATTAGTATTTTTTATAGCTCTATTATGTAATACATTTAATAAGTCTAAATTAGACCACATTGTACCAACGGCAATTATAGGTTGATATGAACTATCACCTCTTGAGTTCCATTCAGTATCAAATTTGTTTGTTAATCTCTTGTGTAGGTTCTCATCGTATGCTTCATCTGAACCTTTTGTAATATCATCGATAATTAAGATATTTCCTCTTTTACCTGTTGTTTGCCCATCACGTGTTGTTGCGTAAAAGTTTTGAACGCTTGAAAATGCAAATCTAAAGCCTATTTCAACTGAATAGTTATTGTATAGCCCACTTGTTTTTCCATCTCCAACGTTTCCTATATCAAATTTTGGGAAAACTTTTCTATATTGTGGGCTATCTAAAATGTCAGTTATTTGTTGTATAAATTGTTTGCATAGGTCGGCAGAATATGTTACACGAATTATTGATGCTTCATTATCATAACCCCACCACCAAGCACACAAAATATTAACTGCGTATGTTTTACCAGCACCTGGAAAATAACTTGCTCTTATCATATCTATTTTTTGCTCAAACACTAATTTTTGTGAGTAAAAATAAAAATTTCTAAATAAATGTATGGTTTTAGCCCATAACTTATTTGTTTTACCTCTTTCAAGATATAGTGCCATCATTTCCAAGTTTCGATAACAAGCTAATGCATAAAAGTTATCTTCCAAGTCAAGCCATTTTTTCAAGCAATCTCTGTTAGGTTGTGCATTTTCTTGCGATACAAGTTTAGTATTATAATGCTTTATTTTATTATTACAAATAGGTAATATTTTATCTCTAATATAATTACAATAAGTTTTAATAACACTTTCATACTTTGGTATATTTTTGTTAGGTGTTAAAAATGTATGTATTTGATAATACAACCACTCATAAAATGAATGCATAAAAGAATAAAACCCTTTATTGCTTTCATCATCATTGTAAACTTCTGGTATTTGCAAAGCTGAACCATATTCTTTTACATATTGTTTAAAAATTCCTATGTTGTCATCGTATAATGCCATTCATATATGCACCTCTATTCTTCAGTAGTTTTTAAAAGTGCTTCAATGTATTCCCTTTCTTTTGAACCAAAAGTTAGCTTTGTTTGGTTATCTCGGCTTAATCGTTTAATATCTCGCCAATATTGTTTTAATGATTTTAAAATCGCTATCTTTCTTTTTTCTAAAATTTCGATTTGGCTCTCATCATTCATTATTTTGTAGCCTTGTGAATATGATGTCAATATTACTTTTTGAATAACATCGGCTTGTCTAATCATTTGTATGTTCTTTCTCAATGATCGTTTATCGATAAAGCAATTATTCTTGGCTAAATATCGCACCAATTCATCTTGGCTAGTCCATTCATCCTTTTCTGATTTTTCTTTTAAATAATTATAAATCATCCATTGTATTTTTGTCATTTTATGTTCCTTCTTTCTTATTTTCGATTTTTGTAACTATTTTTACCACCTTTAGAGTGCATACTTAATATATTACTATTTAATAAATCGTTATATTGTATTACTAAAGGCAATTTAGGGTTCTTTTTTGCAAAATTTTGTAGTTTTAGGTGCAATGTCGATTTAGGCATTCCAATTTTTTTGGCAATCTCTCGTATCGACATTTTTTGTTTAACCATTGATGCCATTACTTCTTCGATGCTAATCATTAATTAATTCCACCATTTCTAAAGGCACTAATCTTGATTGTCCTTTTTTAAAATATACCTTTGCTACAAATTGTAAATCTTCTTTTTTTGTGTATGGCTTAATTTGTGTTAATAAATTATCTGCATAATCAACAAAATCATTTTCGCATTTAAAGTGCTTTTTAGTAAATACCTTTTGCGTTCCTACTAATACACCAGTAAATGGTTTATCCAATTTCACTACTTCGTATTGCTCTTGCTCAAACTCTTCGTTAAGTTTTAAATACTTAATACCTTCAGAATTACCAACATTGCTAATAACCTTTAATTGCTCTGGCTCATAATCTTCAATATCCAGTTTTGGTAAGCAATATTTCATTTTAGTTTTTTTCAAATAACCATTGCAAACAACTTTACAACCTAATACTAAATCTTCTCTATTCATTTTTCATTTTCTCACTTTCTATCTTTTTGTATTCAGAACGGCACTTGTATGAACAAAATGTCAAGTGTGCCAGTTTGTATAACATTTCGCCTTTAATTAATTTAAACTCTTTTTTTACAATATTCACATGTATAAGTTTTATATTTACTATAATTCTTATAACCATAATAATTAATATTTGTTTCAGTTATCACTAATTCACACTTTCTGAAAAATATACTATCAACCCATTTTCAGTTGTTTCGTATTTATCAATTTTTATTTCAAACAAAGATTGCACAATTCGATCGAACGATTCGTGTTCTTCATTTATAATTTTATCGCCAATATGTATTTCCTTAATTTTTTCTTGCTCTCTTTTTAGTAAAGAAATTAATTTCTCACGATTGCATCTCCATAACCTGCTTTGCTTTTTCTTCAATTCAGGTCTTATACCAATAATTTCTTTTACTAACTCAACTTTTTCTTTCATTTCTTTTTTAGCCCTTTCTATAAGCCCTCTGTGAGAGGGTGAGTTGAATATTTACCCATCTTTTTATTTTCGTTCGCTCACACAAGGGTTGTTATTTTCGTGATTGGCTCTCTTTTGTGCTATTATCGTGCTTAAATCTCTTTTCAACTCACACAATTCATTTATACTCGCATTTTCTAACATCTTGTAAACAACACGTTTAGAACCTATACCATCAGTTTTTAATAATTTGATTATTTGTTCTAATGTCATATCTAGTTGCCTTTCTTTCTCTAATATTTTATTACGTACGATAAATTTGAATAATATTCTTTGTAGGGTTTGCCTATTACAGGGTGGTATTGCACCTTGCCATTGTTTTTAATTTCTTCCCATTCAACATCAACAAACGTTACCCATATGTTATTTCTTAATGTTATATAAACTCTTTTTAAATATGTGGTGTCGCCTTTTTCATCGTAAAGTTTATCTGCACTAATTCCCTTGCTTTCTAAACTATAATAAACACGATATGTAACCTTAACATTTATCGATATTCTTGATGCCTTACTACCAGGTTGTTTATATTTAATATTTATAAAACATATTGTTAATAATATACCTAATATAATACCTAATATAAGTGTTGTTATTTTTCATGGAATAGATTTATTAATTAAAAACTGAGAATTGAGAGCTGAAAACTAGGGCTTACGCACGATAATTTTCAATTCCCAATTCTCGATCTTCAATTATTTAGATATGCAGATTTACAATCATCTCGTATAATTCCTGCTTACCGCTGATCTGTTTCGGCTCGCCGTCACGCAAAGCGATCGTACGAAGATCTTCCAGCGTAAGCTTGCCATCCTCGAATGCCTTGCCCTCGCCGGCATCGAACTTGAACACGATGCTGCCGGAGCTGTGCGGTACCGTGGGAGAAATGAAGTATCTCTCCGTTCTGTCCCAACCGCGGTTCTGCTCGTACACGCCGACGTTATCAGCACTGACGACGTAGTTCTTCCACTCGTCCCCAGAGATCGGCAGATCCTTACTGTACTTGTTTTCATCCGCAGCGCTGGT